TTCTGTTTCGATTTTAATTTGTTCCGACAGGCCAATACCAAAAGCTAAGTCGAAATCAGAACGGGTCGTCATACTGATAGGTTCAATTTTGATAAAATCATTGCCCATCTCTATGGCAGGGGCTTTGTCAACACATCCTAATGGTCTTTGTAATTTGCCCAAAACCATCAACGCTATAGCCCATTGTTGCAATATAGGGACTCCTTGATTCACGGCCAACTCGCATAGCCCAACCCCGGTTCTGTACCTATCTATGTCTTTGATGTATTCGGTACTAGTAAAACAGGATCTACTAATAGTTCTATACGGCTTTTTGACCATGATCCATTCACCTTTATTATTCCTTATAGGCGAACATTGGCAGTATGTCAAAGCCTGGAAGACATCTGTCACTCTCTCTATTTCAGTTTCCATATGCAACTTCCTAAAATACTCTATATGGTCTCCTTCAGCCCTATCTTGTAAATTCAATTTTTCGAAGTCTTGCCTCTCAACTACAATGATGGAGTCATCACCATTAACATGTATTCTGAAATCAGATATTCCATGTTCTTGGCAGTAGGTTACTAGCATGGTGTAGTTTAGCATCGAGTTCCCTTCTGACGTCTGATATGTGCCAGAGCATCTCGAATAAGCGATTTTATATCTTATTCCGGCTGCAGTGTAGCCGTCTTTAACCCTCATTAAAGCTAATAACCTAACCAAATTTGGGTCTCTGACAATGGCACAAAGTGCTTCATCTTCTGCCTCTAATATCTCCTTACATATATGTCCATCCCATTTACTGTGATCTAAGCATAGTCCTACTGGGTCCGAGAAGTGGTCCCAAGACTTTCTAAGACATGAGGCTAGCCCCTTATTTGTCAACCCTTTTGTTAGGCAATCTTTTATTTCCTGTCCAAACGGCGCAATATAATTTGAGGTATCTTTATAACATAAGGAGATTGGTAGTATAAAGGATTTTAATAAATATAATACCTCATACGTCGGATGTTGTATCAGCCTGGCTGGTTTGTTCGACTCTATTTTGGCTATATCACTTTTTTCCCATTTAACAAATGTTGCCATCTTATTTACCTTCGTATCATATCCCTGGTATGATCGCGAGGTTCTTAATGTATGGTACGCTCTAAGATAACGTTTTTTGATCTTGGTTCGAGTGTTTTCCATGACTAAGTTATGATCCGCTTTCTTCAAATTATACTTTTCAAATGCCTCCGCATATAGTTTCATATTATTTCTCCATCTACCAAACGTGGCTGTCGATGGGTCCCATTCTAATAATCGAACTACATGCCTCCTAAGCAAAGCGTCTAACTCATTGTGGAAACACGGGTTGTAGTAGACTTGCTCCGTTATCCTATAGTACTCAATATGTTGAGCGTATTGTTTAGTTTTGTGACAGCTTAACACACTAGGATTACACGATAAATCCCCTTTATGTCTACTACTAGCTTGAAGTTCTATGTTTAAGTCGGGACAATACGCCTCGTGTAGTGTTATGCTGTCCTATGGTGTTATCGCTATCCCCCTGGTTGAGATAGGGGTTTTGACATGCTTGGTTAGGATTTCCTTTCCCTCTCGATAAACAGTGGCCAACCCTCTGCAAAGAGGGCAAGCTCGCCTACCGAGGTCTCCAAGCATAGTTTTGTTCAGGTGCTCTATCGCGTCTAAGACGGATGGCTTTTTCATGAGTTGCCTGAACTCCAACTCCTCCTTGCTTACGGTATATGCCGCCATGACGGAATTCACCACATCGTCATAGTCTTGTTTATTATCTAGCGTTCTCTTCTGTTTAGCCAAGTACATTCTAGCGTCCGTTACCATCTGTGAGATAATTGATGGGTCTCTGATCTTCATGAAGTATTTAGTCTTAAGAAACGTTGTAAGTTTCATATTACTATATACTCCCTTCCACTTCCTCACATATTGGTTTACCTTCGCTCTCTTAGGTATCGGGTTGTACGTGACATCATTACCAGTCTGCATTTCCGACTCGACCATCATTGCGCAATCAGTCCCTGTACTAACCATTGGGGCTTTTGGCACAACTTCGATCTCAGGTTGTGCTGGATGTGCTATATCCCAATCTAAGCCTATCAATGGCTTGAGTCGATCACTGGCCTTAGCTTTAATTATGTTTGCGCATCTAATCGGTATCTGGTCTTGAGGTGTAACGCCATGATACACTTTCATAAAATTGGCATCCTCATTAAACCTGTCAATGGCTTCATTGGTTTCAATTCGCTCATTGTACTCATCAGTCTTCTCTTTAATGAGGTTCAATCTCTC